AGTAACAGAACCAGCAGAGTTAAGAACAGCAACAGCAGTAGCAGTTGTACCAACACCAGTAGGGCCCGCAAATGTTACTGTTGGTGTGCTTGTAAATCCACCACCAGCAGATGTAACCGTAACGACACCAAGAGTTCCGTCAGCAATATGTGCAGTTGCTGCAGCACCAACACCAGTATCACTAGTAAATGCTACACCTGGAGCAACAGTATATCCTGCACCTGGATTAACAATTTCTATAGACTGAACAGACTTTTGATTTAATCCAATGTTTAAATTACAATACTGAATACCACCAATTAGAACAGCAGTCGCAATACCTGTTGTCCCACCAGAGGGTGCTGAAGATAATCCAATTGTTGGTGGTGTTATATAACCTCCCCCTCTATTTGATATAGTGAAGAAACTAAGACCTCCTGTAGTAACTATACCAGCAAAAGCAGCAGCAGTTGATGCAGCACCTACCAAGGTAAATGTTTGTGTTGGGCCTAGTATCGTAGGAATACCGTCTTCATTAACACCATCAGTTTCATCACCTACTAATTCATTATCAATTTCATCAATACCAGTATCAATAACTTCATCTTCGTAACGGAAGAGTTCACATCTCAATTCATAAACATAATTTTTTTGTAATTGATAAAATGGTTTTTCATGCTCTACATATTTAATTTCAAATAATCTGTCTCCTAGTGGAAAATATATTAAATCTCCCTCTTTAGGTCTAGATGTTAATTTTGTATTTGCTTCATTCTTCAGTAAAGGTTCAATATAAGTCTCATATCTTTCTCGTGAGACTATTAATGTGATTTCATTAGTTTGTTGAATACCAAACTTAGAAAGAAGAGTTGGATTGTCACCATATCCATCAAAAGATTCGATATAGGCTTCTAATGGATAAGCATCATCAAACTTTGATTGAACAACTTCCCTTATTACACTTTTTTCTGATACAAATTTTCTTGGAAGATAATGTATATCAACACCATACATCCTCAACTGTTCATTGATTAAATCTTGTACTAGATTTTGTTCTGATCGAGCACCTTGCTGAAAATATGGATTGAGTGCCATTATATTAACCTATCATATCTAATGGTGGTAACTCATAAGTATTAGACATTTGCTCTCTAATGACATCAAGTTCTTTTTGAGCGTCATCATACATTTGCCGTCCATTTAATTCAACACCACCAGGAAGTTTTACTCCTTGGAATTTCATTAAGTTTTGGCCCCATTGTCTTTTAACTAATTGAGTCACATATCGTTTTAAAAACGAATCATTCCATACTCCAGTAAATGAATCTGGATCTATGGCTTTAAAAACTTCAAATACCAAATAATCATCTTCTAATACACTACCCCAATCAATATCAATATAAAGTCTATCTTGACGTTGATTAAATCTGAATTGCTTTTGAGTAGTTAATAAGAAATCTAAATCAGACAAGTATGTTCTTGTCATAGCATAGTTTAGTACCTCAGTAGCACCATAATAATAAATGTCATTCAAGAACAACTGATACTTTACACTAAACATATTGTTAGTAGATGTAGCAGATCCATCAAAATGAAAAATCTTTTCTACTCCAATAATATCTGGAGGTAGTGGTAAGTAATTGCCATTTTCTTCAAATTTAAATTCTGTGGTAACTCCAACTGTATGCGACACAGTTGTTGTGGTTACACCAGTAACTTCAGCATCAGTTAATCCTCTGCCTCTATTTTTATCATCTTCAGTTATTCTATATTTTACATAGTCTTTTGTTACACCATCAAAATGACGTTCTTGAAATATCTGAAGAGCATCATCTATCAGGTCATCAATTTGCTCATCGGCAACATTAATTTCAAGCACTGGAGCACCCAGTTGCCTTTTAGTGTAATTTATTAAATCTGTTCTACTTGCTGGTTTCATTTGCACCTAGTCCTTAAGAGTATTTAGGGTGCAGAGGATACACCTGCATAAACTAAAATATTACCATTTACTATGTTATATATCGTTGATCCAGATCCCACTAAAACGTTATAAACATATCTACCTTCACTTAATTCCTTTGTGTCAGAAGACCCTAAAGAAATTTTGACTGTGCTTAAAGTTGCAGAGGTTGTTATACCAGCAGTAAATGTTTTTGTTGCTCCTAGAGTAGCACCAATTGCTACACTCTTTGCAATCTGAGAAGATGCAGACCATGCCGTTGTAAACGGAAATGGTGAGTTGGATGTGTTTACTACATTAAATGTTGCTGAGAAATTAGCACCACCTTGAATGGTCAGATTAGCCGCAAAGGGAACACCTGAATTTGGATCAAATGTAATATTTTTACTTGCCATTTACCAATTCCTTGAGTAGATTTTTGATTTCATTAATTTCACCTTTTAATCTTGATAGATCATTTTCCATCATTTCCACCCTATCATGACCTTTAGATCTAACTTGTTTTCGAGTTATATATTTTTCAAACTCTTTTGTATTTGTATTTACAATAGAGTTTGTTTCAATATCACGAGATAGATCATGTTGGTTTTTAACTTTATGATATTTCATATTATGCCATTGCAATGACTCTTAGAGCTTTAACTTGAGGGACATAAACTTGACTTGTTGAAGTCAAAACTAATTTAATTCTATACGCTTTAAATGATGGTAAATCATCAATTGTAAATTCGTATGGATTAAATTCCAATTCAAATGAGTTAAATGATTCTTCATTTGTCGGAGGAACAAACGTATCAGATCTTCCATCACTCTTAGCAGGATCAATAATTTGACCGTTTTCACTTAAATTCTTAAAGCCAGGGAAAGGAACGAATATTGGATTGAAGTTTTCTTTATCACCAATAGCATAGAATGCTCTGATATCATTTAACGATGTTAAATGTGCCTCCAGCATTATTCTAATAGATGTTCCTGGATTAACTAAACCAACTTCTTTAGAGATGTATTTAAACGCTGATGGATCAGTTCCAAGTGCGTTAACTCTAGGATCAGTAGAGAAATCAGTAACAACACTATTAACTCTATTAGTTGTTAATATTAAAGAAGATCTTTGTAAATCTATGATAGGACTTACTTTAGAATTCGCTGTTCCTAATGTGAGTTTTAAGTTAGCAGATTTATTACCAGGTAACTGTGTTAACTTGTTTTCTGCGTTTACATTAGATGCAATTAATCTTGGACTATCAAGCCAATTATTATCATTTAAAGTAACAGATTCAAATCCATTATCAACATAAGGTAATTCAGTTCCATCAATACTTTGACTTGTTACTGTTCTAAGTTCTCCTGTCATAGTAGTGCCAGGAACAGATAAGGTTTGAATCGCAGGGGATACAAGATCATAAGCAATATTTTGAGTTGCTTGGATGTTAGAACCACCAGTTGATTTAGTTTGATTTAAATATAGTTTAGGGAATGATGTACCAACTGCTCTACTAGTATTGTTAGTATTAAATGTTGTTGACATATCAATATCCAAATTGTATGAATCAAACCCGATAGCCTCTCCTTTTCCTGTTGCAGTTGTTGATGCTAAATCATGAGTTTTATTAACTCTCATTAAATTTACGCCACTTAATTCATATTTAAATACAGGAGTTCCAATAGGATAATTTCTGGTTGATGCAGTGCTAGATCCTATTGATGAATTAGTATCAACAGATCTAGTAATATTACCACCAATATTATTACCAGAAACAGATGTATATTCTATGACTTCATTACCAATTTGTAAGAATCCAGTATTAGTCGTACCAACACCTACACTTTCAAACGTAGAAAATTCACTCGCATCTTCCACAGATAGAGAACCAACAGCATCTGTTGTATATTCTGCAGTTAACTTAGTAGGTTTTATATCTGATTGAGCACCAAATATTCTAACCTTATTATCAGCAAAATACATACCATGATTTTTATGATTAACTTTGATGTTAGTTCCATTACTTGCAATTACAATATCAGATATTTGAACATCACCCCCATTTGCAAAGTTTAACGCAGTTGATAATCCAGCATTATTAGTAAAGAACACTGTATTTGCCGCACCAACTTGATAATCTCCTTGAACATTATCGAGAATTAGTTCGTTAACATCACCAATAGTAACAACAGACAATCTGGCATTTAATCCTAAATTGTTATTTCCAATACTAGAAATTCCTAGAACATCACCTACTTGATATCCGTGGCCACCAACAGAGAATGTTGCACCTAAAGCAACACCATTTGCTATGGTAATGTTTGCTTTAGCTCCTGTTCCACTACCTGAGATAGTGTTTAGAGTTACATTATTGTAAGTGAGGTGACCGCTATTAGGGGTAAATCCTATTCCAGCACTAGTTACATTTAGAGATCCAGTTGCTATTCCTGCAGTAGAAACAAGATTACCTGTAGCACTAGTATTTGATTGAGTTACAGTATTACCAATTTTTAATGAAGAATCAGAAACTGTTGTTCCTAAACCAACTCTTAATTTTCTAGAATTAACTATTAAAGAATCTGGTTTTAAATATGGAATTTGTCCATTACCAGTTTTCAGATCTGCATTATATAAATCAAAGGTTCCAGTGGTTAAGAAATCTGCTCTGTATAAAGTAAATTTAAGATCTTCCCATTGACTTGGTTCCCATATAGATGCGTTTTGTGATTTGAACAATGAACCAAGATATGGTTGTTGAGATACATACGTTTCAGTAATGAGATCATTTTCACCAACTCTTGAAATATAAACGGCATATTTTGTAGAATTTGAAAGAAGTGTTAAAGCATATTCTCTATTTCCACCCTCAAGGAATATAGGAGATTCAAATTCAATTGGTGTTGCAACTGATCCATCTGCAGATAAATTAATTTCTGATGGATTTAATGTTACTTCTGAATTTGGAATAACAGTAGAAATTGGAGAACCATTTTCTGTTGCCCTTATTTGGAATACAAAAGGTATGTCCATATCATCTCTACTTCTAAAGAAGAGATCAACCCTAGTTAGGAAAATTCCACTAGGATCTTCAATTTGTATAGTTTGTGCTAATGGATCTCCCCAACGATTAAATCCTTGTGTTCTAGTAGATTGTTGTCTAGATCCTGGTACAACCTCAGTGTTTAATGTTCTCTCCACTCCTCTAGCTTCAACTACGCTTTGAGTTTCAATTCTTGCATTTCTAGTAGAAACAATTTCCTCTTGAACTGTTTGTAGAATACCAGTGGATTCAAAAGTTTCTTCAGCTTGAGTTGTTGCCACCTCTTCATTATTAGTAGGATCATTCGTCAATTGAAGAACTTTCTTACCAGTTTCAAATCTAGGATGAGAACCTAAATTTGGATCTGGAACAAAGAAACTACCAATTAATGTCGCAGAAGTATCAGAAACTAATCTAAGATTAGTAATCTTTGCCTGTGCTCCACTAGATTGACCTGTTAAAATTAATCCTGTTTCTACCCAACCATAGAAATCGCCTTGAGCATTATCTGACATTGAACGAATATCTATGTTCAATAATGTAGAAGATGCAGAGTAACTTGATGGAATAGACTTATAAGTATAAGGATTATCAGAGAATGTTGATGTAGGAATATTGTATGGGCCACCTTTATGATTAGGTTGTGCTAATCTAAATATCGCTCCTGCATTATTACCTGGTAATGATTGATTACCTAATCCAATTCCTTCTGATGTAGCAACAACTGTTTCTCCAACTTGAAATACACCAGAACTCATTTCAATTTCAAGTAATTTTGGAACACAATACTTGGATACATCTTTTCCATCAAAGAATGCATATAACCTTGTTAGAGGTTTTATTCTTTTTGCAACAAATTGTATATTTCTAGACCTTAAGAAAAGAACTAAATCTCTACTTATAGTTTTATCACCTAATGACTCTCTATCAAACTGTTCAACAATTGCTGTTCTAGTTCCTGATCGTTGTGAAGTTCCTGATTGAATTGTTCTTCTTTCTCTTTCAAAAGTTGTAGTCCAGATATTTCTTCCAGACATACCACCATCATGACTGTGCTGTCTAAAGGTAGTTCCTCTGTTAACTCTTCTTTCAGTTGTAGTGGTTCCACCAGTCCAGTTAGTTTGCCATGCATTCCATATAGTCCCTGCAAATCCATTTTGATCAACACCAAGACGAGCTTGAGCATCAGCAAGAACAGAAGAAAAATTACCTTCTTGATTAATAACTCTAGCTTCTAATCTAACAGTATCTACCCAGTTATCAGTTGCTGGATTTAATTCTACAGTTCCTTGCCAAAAACTAATCATGAATGGAGTTACACTTTCACTTCTAGTTCCAAATGATTGTTTAATATATTCAACTTCAGCATAATCTAAACTAACAATATCACCTGTTCTTCTTACATTAATACCTTCTACTAGAGAAAAATTATTGTCTGTAGTTGAATCTGTATTGACAACAGGGCCAGGAATTAAATCTAGAGATGTTGTATAATGTCTAGGACGTAAAGATTGTTGAGTTAAATCAATACTGTTCTCTATAGAAGCTGTAAAAGCAGTGTCTTGAGCTGATATTGTTGTAAAATTATCTACAAAAAATCCTGATTTAAATCTATTAAATCCATCCTTGTCAGGAATAAACATGTTAGAAGTTGTATTTTCTAACATTGATAAAGTAGTGTAGTATTCTAAACTCTTAACTCTATCCTCAAGATCTTTAATATCACTCATCTTAAATCTTTTATATTTCAAATATTCAATTGAAATATCTTTTACATCATAAATGTATGGTGGTAAAGTTAATTGAGCTATTTCTAAAGCATTATCAACAGCACTAGGGAGATCTGGTTTATCTGCTGGTGTTCCATATTTTACTTGAATTTCAGAATCTTTATTAATAAAGATTCTATCAAGTCTACCTTGATAGTAAGAATATGTTGTCTGTATTGTTTCATCAGATGCCAAAACATTAGCAGCTGAATTACCAGTAGAATCAAATATTCTACCCAAAAATTCTAATGGAGATCTAGATCCTTCAGCAATAGAAAAATCAGAAACTCTTGGTCTAATATCAATGATATCAGAATTGCTCATAGAATTAAAACTAGGTATTCTATCATACCTATAAGTATCATATGACTCTACAGTTGTTATATCCCCAGTATCTGTTGGTTCATATGAACCACTTTCAAAATAAACAAGTATTTTTTTGGTTGGAGAATCTGCATCAGTCTTTCTTTCAATAGAACCATAATTGTAAATAGTTCCCTCTTGTCCATTATCAAAGACATAATTTTGAGTAACATCAAAACTAGGTGAATTCAAAGTGGTTATAGTAGCAGAAAATTCTGATTCTGCTGATGTTACTAATTCTCCTTCTTTGAATACATTGGTATTTTTATACAGAACAGATATTTGAGTGCTAGATAACTTCTCTGCAACAATAGCAGAAGCTCCACTAGTTTGTCCTGTTAATATTTCTCCTACAATATATTCTTCTGTTGTAGTAGAAGCACTTAAAATGGATGATAGTGTTAATTTAGGAGCAGATGGTGTGTTAGTATCAGAAGATTCAAATACGCCATGTACGTTAACAATATCTGGTGTATTTAAAGATATTATACTATCTTCAACCCTTGTACCAAAAGGATAATTACCAAAAGTAAGTCCATTATTTAATGTTGTAGCACCTATTCCTGATCCTTCATTTTTTGATTTATCAATAAGAATTGATTGAACTCTATTTCGTATTTTTGATTTAGCTTTTGGTTTATCTTTAGTTAAAGTTGCAGTAAGAGTAGCACCAGTATCATTTGCTCCTAAATTAAATATTTGTAATTGTCTTCCACCACTACCAGTTACAAATTGAACTCTATCAGATGTTAAAACCTCAGTAGTTCCGTCAGATCTTGTTAGAGAATATCTTTCTTCATCAAATGGTAAAAAAGTCTCATTTTCTCCTGCGGTTGGAATAGTACCACCATCTATTTGATTATTTGTAATATTAATTGTAAATAATTTTCTTATTACAATTGATGCATTTGTCAGATCAACAGTTGCAATGTTGTGTTTAGGTAAGAATGTGAATAAAGTATCATCACCACCTTGTAAATCTGTAGATTGAATTGTTAAATCACTTACATCAATATTACTTGATGGTAAAACACCGTTACAAATACCAGATACACTTTGAACACCTTGAATAGTAATTAAATCAGATCTTACACTAATTACTTTTGCAAGTGTAGGATCTTCAGAGTTTGCTAAATTACTAAATTGAACTAAATTTCCCACTTTAACTGATGAGGGGAATAAAGTATTTGTGCTTGTTACAGTGCTGATATTAGCAGATACAGCAGTAACAGAAGCTATTCCAATTGATGCTTTTATTGTTGGAATTACGTCTGCACTAAAAGTATTAATACCAACTAATCCATTATCAGTTGCATAAACAGATTTAACATCAGAAATTGTATGATTAGTAATCGCAATAGCGATTCTACCATTAGATTCTCCATTAAATATTAACGGTTCATTTGGACTAAATTCTCCTTGTCTCTCATATACTGTTAATGCTACACCAGTTGTTACTGCATCTTTTAAGAAAGCAGTCGCACCGCTTTGAGCACCTTTAACAAATGTTGGAACAGTTAATGTAGTTGCTTGATTAACTGTAAGTTCCGTTGTTGTTTGAACATCAAATAGACTCAAATCCCATCTATTTAAATTTGAATTAGATGTGCTATAAGATCCAGATTCCAATTTAAAATCATATACTCTTGCTAATCCAATTTCTTTTCCAGGTATATCATAGCTATTCGCTCCTACTCTAGTATCCCTTAAACTAACAACATAGGTATTACCAACACCAATCTCTGCAGATCCATAATTACGATTTAAAGCTAAAGTAGAACCTGTGTTGTAAGTTAACGATTGATTTTTTACAGTTTTAGTAGTTCTTGTTTTAATAGAATCTACAAATATTGGATTATTTGTCTCAACAGCATATCCTTTTACATATCCTCTTCCAGGTGAAATTTTATACAGCATGTCATTTGGAGATGCTGTTACTCCACCATAAGTTAATTGACCAGATTCAAATAATCCATTATTTCCTTGATTATCATTTAATGATTCTAATACTGAAACATCGAAAGGTTTTACAAGATAATCTCCAAATGTTTCATAAGTTCTTTTCGCTAGAGAATCTTGCAAATCTTTTGCAAAAATAGATCCATTACTAGTAGTACCTTTTCTTTTTGATATTAAAACTCCGTTTTCAATAACAGCTAATTCAACAAAATTATCATCATTAAAATCAGATAAGGATTTTTTAAATAAACTAACTGATATTTTTAATCTGTCAGCACCTGGTGCAGAATAATTATTGAATCCCTGAGAATTATCATTCAGAGTTTCATCCATATCAGAGTTAATTATTTCTTCATTAACAAATAATCCAACTCTATAATTTGGATTTGTTCCATACTGATCAAGAATTAAAGTTTCTTTTTCAACATTTACAAAATTACCTCTGATAAAATAAACACCATCTTGTATTGAAAATGATGATCCTGTAGAAGTGGAATCATTGGGAACAGTTGTTGCTATTGGGCTACCAGCTGTTATTGAAGTATTTCCTAATAGTCCAGATACTATTGTCTCGTTACATGTAATATCTTCACCATCAGAGAATGTTTGTGTTGAATTATTTTGAGTATTTGATGTAAGATAATTAATGTATAGAGTTAGATTTCCCTTTTCTGAGTTTTCTGCAAGTAAAACTTTATCTACAAAAGCTGTAACTCCTGATTTAGATCCTGTAATTTTTCTACCAACCAATTGATCTACATACGCAGATACAGGAACCCCTTGATAAGTATTGCTCAGTTGAACTGAATAATATATTTGATTATATGTAATGTTACCAGGTATTACTTTTGATCCTTCTTTGAAAAAATGTTGACCAAATTTTTCTACCTGATTTTGTAATATTGATTGTAATGTCGATAATTCACGAGCCTGAACTGCATATCCAGGCTTGAATAGCACTTTATGAAAATCATTTGATGCATCGAAGTCGTCGAAATATGGCGATACGTTTAAATTCGTTTGCTGTGGCATGATTTCTTAGAACTGCAAAATGATTTTGATATCTTCTTTTTGATTCACCGACCTAGTTATTGAAGGACGATTATCAACATATACTATGTTTCCTGAATACTTTTTAGCCTCAGGACCAGCAATCCCACTTACGAAAGATTGACCAAGGTTATATGTCCTATTATTTATTACAGTCGAGATACCGCTAAACACAGTATCGATACCTAAATTCGAGTTTGTCCCTGAATCTGGAACAATAGTTAAACTACCACCACCAGAGGGAGTGCTAGTAAATTGTAATGATTCATATCCGTATGTAGGATTTGTAATCGCAACACCAACTGTAGTAAAACCAGCAAGTGATTTATCTTGCCAATATTTTAAAACTCCAGTATTAGTGTCATAACTAATAACCTTTCCAACGGCGGTTTGCCCAGTTCCAATAGTTTGTTTAATTAAAGTGTCTGGAGTAAAAGTTGCAGAACTATACCCAACACCTGTAAGTCTTAAGGCTGGAACAGCACTTGCTTTATCTGATGTTAATAACGTATTTGCTGTAACTTTTGGATTTTCAACAACACCAACTCTTGCTATTTGATTACCTGTTATAAAATCAGGATTTTCAGTATCATTTTCGATACGAGAGTATAGTAATACATTAAATGCACCTAATTCTCTATAGATATCAAAACCATGACCACCTTGAGGTGATATAATTACGTCAAAAGTTGGAATTTCTGTTCCTGTTGGAACTCCACCTAACTCTAAATCAACAGAGCCGTATGTATAACCAGATCCTTGATTTGTAATTGTTACTGAATCAATTTTATATTCATTATTTACAACAACTGTACATTGACCACCACTTCCGTTTCCTTTAATAGGAACATTAGTATATGATGTTGCAGTATTACCAATTGCAGTTCCTCTATTAGTTACTGTAACTATTTTAAGAGAACCATCAACAGAATTATCTCTTACTGAAGCATTTTCAGAAGATGTTGACCAGTCAGTAGGAACTGGCATAAAGTCTGTTGAATCAAATTTTACAATATCACTTGGTTTAATTGTGTAAAGATATTTCCAAATATATCCATCACCACTACTACCAGCAGATCTAGGTTCTAGATCAGTAAAAGTAGGTTCATCTAATGATGGTTTTCCATTTGGATTATCAGGATCAGTTCCATTTTGTAAACACTCATATACTCTAAAATCACTATTTAAAATATAATATGATGCAGAATATAAATTAGTTGCTCCAGAAATTTTTGCTCTATTTGAGCTACTATAATCATCACGATACATATCATAGATTGTACCTGATGACCAAGTTCTTTTTCTTACTACCTGCCTAACATCATCTGCATTGATTTTCTTCAATGCCATCATAGTATCCCAGTATTGATTTTCCTGATCAAAATTATCTTTCGGAGCAGGAGGAGACTGATCCCAATCACTCTGAAAATCTGTAGGATTTGGTAAACCAATGAAAGAATAATACGAATTACTTGTAGCACCAATACCTGCTACGAAATTCTTCGCATTTAATATTCTAATCTGATCTGTTATAATAGCAGACATTGTGAAAAGTTTTTATTTATTTAGATTAGTTTATGAAGGTATAATAAAACTGCCTTTCATACCACTGTGAA